CTGCAAGAGAATATGACTGTTAAAGTCTATAGCTCTGGTCCAGTTAATGAGGAAATGATTGAGGTAATAGAAGAGGTTGAAACTAAAGCTAATATTATTGCTGCTAAACAAGAAGTAATTAAAGAAGTAATTAAAGAAGAAAAATCCGAAACTATTGCTACTAAAATTATAGAAGAAGCTAAAGAAAAAGAAGCTCCTAAATCAGAGAAAAAAGAAGAGACTTCTGTAGCTGCTAAAACTGAAACTAAAACGCCAAAAAAAAATATCCAAAAGAAAAATATCTCCTTTAACATTGATAAGATTATGGCTTCGATTGACGATACAGTTAAAGACGTAGCAAAAAATTTAGAAGTTAAATCTATAGTTAAAGTAAAAGCTATGGAAAGCGAGGTATCATTAGCTGCTTATGCCAATCAAGAATTTTATATTCCTAAAAATATTTATCTAGGAAACAACCTAATTGATAATCGTAAAATATATAACACCGTTAGTCTTGCCAGTTATATAGCAAACGATCCAGTCAATATTAAAGAACAAAAACTGCAAGACATTAACATTAATAAACAGAGGCTGCTTCTAGAAATTCAAGCATTAAAAAATGGATAAATTAAAAAACAACATCGCAGTAATTATGGTAATTCTTGGATTGATTGGTTCTACTGGAGCATTCTATTCAAAATTTGCAAAGATGGAATTAACTATTAGTCAACTATCAACTGCTACCGCTCCTGATCTATCTGGAATTGAAAACAACAGTTTTAGTATCAATGACAATATGCAAACTATTACACAGATTAAAGCTAATTTAGAAAAAGAAGTTTCTATATTACAAAAAGAAATTAAATTATTAAATTTACAATTAAATGAGCTGAAGATCTCATCATCGAACCCACTTCAATAAGATTGAAAAAAAGAAAACCGAAACTCATCACAGAGTTTAAATGTGATTATTGTGGAGACACAACTTCATCCTTTGTAACTACTGCTTCCTATAAACATTTTTGTAGAAAACAAATTATTGGTTATCCACCTATTAAAGATTGTATGACTAATTACCTCCAATCTCCAAAAAAGATTCAAAAACCTAGCCTTTTTTAGTATTTACCTATCCTATACTTTTTGATATAAAGTAGTTGCTATTGATGATTGAAAATATAAACAACTGTGATAAGAAAATGCTTGTAAATAGTGCGGCACACAATCAGCACACTTTACTTAATGCGCTCTTAGCTCAGATGGATAGAGCATCGGTTTTCTAAAAAATGATGATCTCTTATTATTTTCACTTGTTGGTAGTTTTATTAACTTAACAAGCGAAAGGTTCGTTCCTGAATAGAATTAAAAAGTATAGGAAAATCACAACATTCGATGTTATGAAATTTGTTGTCGGCACATTATCGGCACACTTTCAAACATGGGTAGAATATATTTTCTTAATACTTTTGCCTATCTATCTGGGTTCGGTATTAAATATATATGACTATAGATCTAAGAGTGATTAAGAAAGCTGGTTGGCAGATATTAAACTACTCAAATAATCGTAAGGTAGTTAAAGCAAAAGACGGAACTAAAAGTTGGTCAAACATCAAAGAAGCCGAGAAGGCTAAGGATGCTCTGATAGCTGCTGTGGCGACAAAGAAAGTAATCTTGAGCGACAGACACAAGTTCAAAGAAGAGTATCTTAAATACGCTACTACGAAGCTTGAGAGTGCTGAAATGCCAGGTGTTAGATTAAGTCCAGCTAGTGTCAAAGGCTACGTCTCAAACTATAATCTTTATATCGAGGATTGTTTTCCAGATATTTATATTGATGAAGTTAATGGTCCAGTCTTAAGAGACTTTGTTAAAAAAGTTTATCAATTAAAACATAATAGTTTTACTGGTCATTCTCTTTGGTTTAAAGTTACAGATCTTATTTATAAAATTAAAACATTTTTAAGATATGCTTCTGGAGAAGATATGGCAGTTAATGAGAATGCGTTGAACTGGCATTTAAAAGATCAATATGATCTACAACCAGAAGATGATGCTTTGTTTTATCCTAAAGAAACTACAATCATTCAAGCAGCTCAAGCTATTAAATTAATAGATGGATTATATTCTAATAAAAATAGAAGTTATTTAGATCTATTAAAACTTACAGCTATTGCTTCATTTACTTTTACTGGATTGCGTTATGCAGAATTTAAAGGTATTCAAAAATGTAATGTAGATCTTGTTAATCAAACTATTTATATTGGTGGTGTCTTTGATCACAATGAAAATAGATATAAAAAGAAAACTAAAAAAAAGGCATCGACTAGAACAATAGATATACAAGATGATTATCTACCATTCATTACGGAGTGGATGAAACAGATTGAAAATCTTGATAATCCTTATTTGTTTCCTTCATTAAGAACTCAAGGACCTATAAGCGGTCATGCTTTTAGATCTATGATTTGGCTTGTCTATGAAGAGTATGGATTAGCTACTCTAAATTGGAAGGTTACTAATAATAATAATGTGGATGGTAAAAGAAATACTGGTAGTCGAGGTATTACTAAATCTTTTACTATTGTTGAAAGTCCATTCAAAGACTGTCCAACAAAAACATACAGACATAGTTTAGCTACTCACTTAGTTAATGCTGTCAAATCCGATCCGTTAATTGATCAAAATTATGTTCAAAATGTATTTGGTCATGGATCTTATAAAACTACTGAAGGTGTTTACGGTAATCACGTTCACGAAATATCATCAGATCAAAGAGCAGCAAGAAGATTAGCAGTTAAAAAAGCTATGCCTAATGTTGTATCTTTTCCAAATAAATACGTTTCTTAATATATACTAGAGGTTATGGAGGCTGCTTAATTGCAGTCTCTGTGGCTGTGTGTGGGTTTATTTATACCAATAAAGGTCAATATTCTTCTTATCGTATGGAACTATCTTCCATTCATCTTTTCTTTTAAAACTTTTCTTTGCGAAAAATTCAGCATCCTTTTCATTGCCAAACACTTGATTTGTATATGTAATAAATTTATCCTTTTTCTTGAATATCAGGAAATACATTTTTTAGTTCTCTATTTTGTTTTTCAAGTTTGATTATGTGTATTCTTAAATCTCCATTATTTTTAGCATGAGCTTCTTCTAAGCCTTGTATTCTTTTTATTTTAGATATGGCTTCTTTAAGCTTTTGTTTTAATAAAGTATTTTGATTTGTTAAATATTCAATCTTATCTGCATCTTCAAACATTCCTACATTTGTCATCCTTCAAAATCCTCCTGGAGCTGCTCTGTTGTACTTGGTGTTAGTTTAGTAATTTCATTAACTTTAGTTGTTGATACAATTTCAATATGAGTATCTCTTAACTCTTCCTTACAAGCATCTTTAGCTATGTTTAACGTCTCCATTAAAGCTGGATAATTACTTTCATAAACTCCGTAGATATAAAGATCATTAATAGCAGCTGTTACTCTTGCTAAACCTTTATGTCTTTTTTCTAGTCTTAAAAGTTTTCCTTCATTACTCATCTTTTAAAACCTCCTTTAATTTATATTTTACATTCTCAATTTTAATTTCAGATATTTCAGCATCTGATGTAATAGGTTCTTTTCCTTCAATAGCTTTATTCTCATCTGGATATTCTTCCTTGATTATAAAATCAGCTTGTCCTTGTGTAGTTTTAATTATTTTTGACATGACTAAATCCTATGTATTGCGGTATCATGTTAGGATCAGCTAAAACATCCATTGATACATTAAATTTTTCAGCTAATTGCTTAAGTCTTATTGCGCTAACTCCATTAGATCCTTCTTCATATTTTCCAATTTGTTGAAAAGATACTTTTAATACAGCAGCAACTTTTGATTGATTTAAGTTTCTTGATTTTCTTAAATATTTTATATTTCTTCCGATTGCGGCATTGAAGGCAAGTTCTTCAACTGTTCGATGTCTGTTTGGCATTTTATCTCCTCTATTGTTAAGTTAAAATATTTCTCTATCTGTTCTTTCCATCCAGTCATGTCGTGTACTGTTGAACGATCTGCTGTTTCAAAGAATGCAAGAGGTGGCATTTGTCGATAAACATTTTCAACTCCGATATAAAAAGCTGGTAGGTTATGTTCAAATTTTAAGTACCAATTAGATTTATTGATACGATGTACTGGCATATCTGAACTAAAAGCTTGATAGCCTACATAGTTTTCAAAATTAATATCTCCTGGTTTTCTAGTCATCTTTTATATTTTTTAATTTTTCTTGAAGATTTGATTTACAGATAAACTCTGCAAGTTTTGTGTTTAGTCTTAAAGATACAAGAGGCAGTAAGTTCATAACCTCTCCAAACATAGCTACTAATTCTAAATCTCTTTCTGCTATATGGTAAAGCTCCCAGTCATCTTGATTTAATCTCCAGTTTAAAAATATCTCTACTGTTTGTTTTTCTTTTTCCATTTCAATAGCTAACTTAGCGGTGTCAGACATTTGATTTGCTGGTGTGCTTGGAAATTTAATTACTGTCATTTTTTTTCTTTGTTTAATTGATCGTGCATTCTTGTATTTGCGTCAGTACCTTCTTTTTGCATTGACTTTGCTTGAAGTAGATAGTTTTCAGCATCATCATAATTATCATCTTTGAAACTGTGAATGGTCCTAACTAACTTTGCTGCTACATACATATTAGCAACTAGAAATCCTGGTAGATCTGTTTCCAAGCCGAGTAGAGCTGACCATGCTTTGCCTATACTTTTCATATTGGCATCGAATGAGCCATACTCTAACTCTTTAACTTGACGGATCTGTTTAAGCTTTTCGTTTTGCATTTTCAATTTGTTGTTTTTTAAAACCTACAAAAGCCTGATCAATAAAAAATGAAGCTGTCTTAGCCATTGACTGAGGCATTTCAAATTTCTTATCAGACATTTCACGAAGCTTTTTGTACGTCTCCATATTCAAAGCTATGCTTTTAAATTTATCCGTGTCCATTTTTTACGTCTCCAAACTTGCTGGATCAAAAGCAGTACCAACACTATTTTCTTCAAGTGGTTCTACTCTGTGCATCCAATAGTAAGGCGCACCTTTAGGTAATTTACCAGTTCCTGAAGCCTCAGATTTATAGCCACCAATTCTCCATTTCTGACCATCAGGTAAAGTTATTGTTCCTTTGATGTCGTAACTCTTAGGATTTTCTTTATTTTCATTTGGAAATATAACTCCAAGTGATTTTCGTTCTGGTTTTTGTTCTGGATTATCCATTTTTAACTATTCCTTTAGTTTCAAGTTGAGTTTTGATCTTGTTAAATGACATTAAAAAATTTGCATAATACTTAGGACTTAAATCCTTAAGTTCTTGCATATTCTTTTTGTTATCACTTATCCAAGATGTGTATGAGCCAACATGGGAAACCTTACCAAGTTCGACTAATGCTGAAGTTAAACTTTTCTCATTTTCAACAATTTTGTTTTGAACATTGATCGCCTGGTCAACTTCTTCAGCTGATGCAATATTATCATTTGTGATTGCTAGGAATGCTGCACATCTTCCTATTGCAGAACTTTCACAGTTCTCTAAGGCTGAGGTATTATTTATTCTTGAAGCAGCTCTAAATTCTTCTGCTAATCCTGATGATACGTGCTTACCTTCTATGTAAGCGTCTGCTTGGACGACAACTCTTTTTTCGTCATGGTGCAGCAATGTAGTTTTAATATCAAGATCCTTACCTAAATTTCTTCTAAGTATTGCTATTCTTGGTGCAACCGTAGCATAATCTTTTCCATGAATTGATATTGTTGTGCTTTTTATATTTTTCTTAAAATCATTAATAGACTTTATTAACTTATCCTCTGACATTTTGTTCTCCATATTTTTTACTGGTTGATTGCTTAATATTTTATCAATTTCGTTAGATAGTTTTTTAACAGCCAAAACATTTAAAAGACTGTTCTCTCTCCATTGTTTTCTTTCAAGATGTATTGATTTTTCTGATGACATATTAAATTGAACTCCATATTTTTTTAGCATGAGATAAATACTTCTGACCAATGTTCCAGTAGAAGCTTTCAAATTCGGGATCTACGTCTTTAAGTATCTCTTGTAAGATCATGTCTGGTTCTTCTAAGTCTATGTGTCTTGCAAGTAATCTTTCAATTCGCATACAATCTTTAACTAAGAACTCGTAATAATTATGTAAATTCTGTGGTTCAAGATCTGCACAGTTTTCTTTTGTAAAAACTTTAAAACCGTCTGCTGTTACATAAACTAACTTTGGATTGCATGGCTTTTTCACTTCGGCATAGAAACCTAATTGTTTAAGGTGCGTTTTACTTGGGAAGGATGGCAAACGAGCCGAAGCAAATGATCTCGTACCATCCTTCTTAATCTTACCTGGCGATTGCCAAGTGGTTTTCAATTCAAGGACTGAAAGAACGGAACTAATATCCGCAGATGAAGATTGCTCTTTACCTTTAAAATCCTTGAAATGAAGATCTGTTCTTCCAACTATAGGAAGTGAAAGTCTTTCCTCAACATGATTGATACTATCTTCTGCAACAACATCTGTTCCTTTGTCTGCACCAAGTTGATCAAATACTATAAAAGCTTGTTGTATTGTTTGAGGTATTGTTTCTAAATATTTTTCTTTTTTATCTCTGTCTTTGTCATTGACTGGAATGTACTCTTGAAATTTCTCCATTGCTTTTTCAATAGCTTCTTCTGGTGATAATTTAATATGTTTGTGAGGTGCTAGTTTTTTTTGATTAGGATTAAAAGACCAAACCGTATCTGAATAACGATATTGAACTGCATCGCCTACAGCAATTCCAGCAGCCATGTTAGCGTTACCATCAAATTCTCTTCTCATTTCTTGAGTGCAAAACAATCTTGAATAGACATAAAAGCCTAAAGGTAATTGAGCTGCTGATGGTGAGTGGTGGTTTATTTTAAGAAGCTTATTAAGTTTTGTAAAACTATCTAATCTTAAATCCTCTAAAGGATCAGAAACTTTATTTTTTATAATCATAGAAACTAGTTATTCCTATGAAATAAGTTATTATATACGAAGTTCTCTTAGTTCTATGAAGTTATGAAGTTTTCTTAAATTGTTTAACTTCCTGATGTTCCTGAGTTTCCGTTGCGAAGTTTATTACTTTGCTATCAATGTAATCGATGATCCATTCTCTTCTGTAAAATATAATGTTTACGTCTTTAAAAAACATAGGACCTCTTTGTGATCCAGTATCTAAAGTTATTTGTCTCATGTTTGATAAGGTTTCTAATGGCACACCAAATTCTCGTTCTACCTTAATAGGTGTCAGCATCTCCATTCTTTGATGCGGTAATAATTGTTTTTTATTTAATACCATTTCTTTTAAAATTCTTTAATGCTCTTTTAGATCTAAGAATATTATATCTAGTGTATTCAATAAGTAATTTCTCTGATGGTCTAAGGTTTTTTATTTTTTTGTCTGGTTCAACTAAACTCATTGGATCTGCATAAAGAAAAAATCCTCCATCAACAGCATCTTTAATAATTTTATCAAAAGACCTGGAACTTATTTTTATTATTTTAAGAGCCTGACTTTTATAAAATACTTCACCTTTTGCTGAACGCATTATAATTAAATTTAAAACTTTCCACTTGTTTAAATCTTTAGAAAAATAACCTAACTGGGAACACTCTTCGGATTGTTTAAGATTAATAAGTTGATCTCTTGCAAATACTTGAAGCATTTTTCGACCTATGGTTGGAGTTATATCAATATCAATTTCACTCCACATCTTTTTTGTTTTTAATATTAAGTTTTGATTTCTTGCTTCCTGATTTAATTTCATGATTTTCTTTCATAGACAGAACTATCAGAAAGATTCGGAAATTATATACGTAAGTTCTGCACGTATACTTTTTTTGTCAAGCTATAAGTGTATAAACTGTAAGTTGTATAAATAATATTTGACTATCTATCTGAGTGTATTAATGGCTTAACTCAACACTTTTTGGCTATGGTAAAGCAAGTATATTTTAAAGATGTTAAATTCTCTGGCTATTCAAATTGGCACAGACAACAACATAATTTAATTGCGATGTCAGATTGCGATAAAGTTTCTATTTGTAACTCTTGCCTAACTCCGTTGTTTCTTGCTGAGACAGTATTTAATAATAATCAAGGATGGAACAAACCTCACAAGGTAACTAAAAAATTAGCAGATATGTCTGGCATACCAGCTTTTATTATTTGGTATAAGTTAGAAGAAGATGTTTTAAAGTTTGTTGATGTCAAAAAGATTTCTCCTAATTATCCTGGTGGTTACTCATCCGATCCTAAACGATTAGATCCTGATCAATGGCTTGAGTATTTAGAATACAAACAAGTTGAACATTATCCTTCTTGCACAAACCAAGAATTATTTATTAAAAAATTAAAAGAAGATCCAATAGCAATTACAAGGAAAGCTTATGCGTCAATTCTATATTAGTGATCCATCAATATTTGACCTGGATATGTCAGCGTTTGATTTTAGATTATATTCTTATCTATGTAAAAACTATGATCTTAAAAGATTAACTCCGTTTGTTAGAATGGTTGATTGCGCTGATAACTTCGAAGTTCCAATGGACAAGATAAGAGACAGCTTACAAAGATTGTCTTTAATGAATATTGATTACAAACCGTTGATCACACATAAAAACTTTACTTACTTTGATATGCCTAGATACAAACATTTCCTGGAGAACATAAGATTTAAAAAGGATTTCTCAAACAAAGGTTTTAATAAAGTTAAACAGAATATTTACACTTATAGGAATGGAGAGTATGACAGCTGAGACACAACTTAAAGCTTCCGTATATGCTCTTAGCAACATCATTAGTCTAATTGATGAGGCAGCTAGGACTGAAAGGTTCTTGAGTGGTCCAAAGCCTCCTAGAGCTAGTAATATGTATGATTTGCTTGAGGCTACTTATATGCAAGGCGACTGGGCTTACTATGAAAAGAAATTACTTAAACTAAGAGCAACACCGAGACAAGTTACACGTTGGGAGTTTGCGATAGAGTGTTTGACTGCTATTGAACATGACATATCAAAAGATCCTATTCTTGATAGACAGATAGTTTGGATGAAAGCTAACAGATATAAATGGACACAAGTTGGCAAAGAGTTTGGATTTACACGTCATCAAATCAAAGCTAGATATACAAATGTCCTAAGTAGGTTGTGCGATAAAATTAAGAATAATAATAAAAAGTATTGCAATCTTAACAGAATTTTATATCTATTGGGTTAATCTCCAAATCTTTTTATAAAAATAATAAACATACTAAACAAAGTTATAATCCTAGTATTGATTATCTATCTTTGACCAGTATAATAATAACTACGTAGCTAGTAAAACCGTTCCAGTACGGATTTAAGTATATATAAATTAATATCTTTACATTCCAAAACCGATTATGGCAGCGAGACATAAATATAGATTGCAATGTCAAACTATAAATAAACAGAATAAACTACCTTGCAAAGCATCAGGTATTAAGATGAATAACGGAAGCATCCGTTGTCGTATGCACGGTGGCTGGAGCAACGGACAAATAACAATAGAAGGCAAGATCAAAGCTTATAAGAATTTACCACAATTTAAAAAACTGAATGACGAAGAAATTAGAACTTACATTACAAGTAAGTGATGACATAGAGCGAATGCTTATGAATGGAACACCTTTAACTTCCATTTGCCAAACTAAAGGTTGTCCAAGCTTATCTAAAGTTTATGACTGGATCAGAACTGATAAGGACTTTGCGGCTAAGATAATGACTGCTCGTAAGATAGCAGCTCAGACATACTTAGATAAGATGATAACTGAACTCGATAACGCAGATGCGAAAAACATTTCCGTGACGCGTGAGCGGCTAATCCATTACAGATGGATGGCTTCGAAGCTTGTAGCAATCTACGGAGACAAGCAACAGATCGAGGTAGATAGCAAGATCGAGATAACATGGAACAATCCAGATGCTGATAAGACATTCGAGAATGATATTAAGACAGTGTCAGATGTCGGTAGCTAACACACAAACATAGACTTCGCACACGACATGAGGTTCGAATGATTCTAATGTGCAGACAATATGTGTAGATCTATAG